GGGCGCCACTGCTCGGCTTTAACCTGCTTGAGAAATTCCCGGTTCAGTTCACGGTCACTTTCGTTTGCCATAGTCGCTAACCCTCACTTGTTGAAAAAAACTCTGCTGTTCATTTGCGCCACGACTTGACCCAATTACCGCCCCCATACCCTACAGGCCGGCTGAATCCTGGGGCGAACATCGGGTGCGGCCGGCGCGGCGGCGCGGGTGCTGGCGCCGGCGTCGCGGAAGCGTGCGCTGCGCCAGGCGCTGCTGCCGCGGGGTCACTTGGCGCTGTCGCGGTAGCGGGTGCGAGCGGCGCACTTGAACCGGAACCGGCACCCATGGGCCTCGCCCGCTGCACGTTCGCGATCTGCGCGCGCTGACTGCGAAGCTGCTCCCATTGCGGCGGACGAAACTGCGGGAGCCCCATCCGGTAAGCGCCGGCGAGGGCATACGTGATGCAATCGAGCGCTTCGTTCCGCCTGCCAGAGGGGAGGTGCCACTCCTGAAATGGATGCCCCAAGCGATAGCGGGTCTGCAGGCGCTCCGATGTGAGCTGATCGTAAAAGACTTCCGGCAGCTCGTCGGAGAAGTGAACGTAGTGCGGCCCCGGAGTCTCGATCCGAAGCCACGCATACAAGCTCTGCTTGATGGTGGAACTACCCACTGGCCACAAGCGCACCCCGCGCGAAATCTTGTTGCCGCGGTAGTCGATGTCCTGCTCGGTGGGCTTGCCGATCGCGGGGCTTGACCACTGCGCCACGCCTTTCACGGCCATGATTTCCTGCAGGCCGTGCTCGAGGCGGCGCAACGCATTCGCACGAACGAAACTGTAAATCTCTTGCGTGAACGCGCCCGAGTCGACCGCCACCACACGCGGCAGCACCAGGCCGCCGTTCTCGCACTCGAGCGGGATCGCAAGGTGCGCGGCGAGATTCTCAAAGACCAGCAGGCTCGATATATCGCCGTCGAACACCTGTCGATCGATCACCCAGCATTGCATGCCGTCGCCCCAGCCGACTGTGAGCAGCTCGAGCCGATTCTTTTGCGCATCGATCCCGGTGCTGAGTATCAGCGCCTCATCCGGCACCCAGCCGAGAGGATACGGCTCCGCGCGGCGCTGCAGGGCGCTCATCGCAACCGACTCGCCCGGATCTTCCCAGAGCTGGCCGAGCGCGGTGTTGACCCACAGCTTGAGCGCTTCCGGATGATCCTTGGCGGCGAGGAAGTTCGTCGCGATGGTGCCGAGGCGCACCCATGGGCTGTACAGCTCGTTCAAGTGAAAGCCGGCGGTGCCGGTGAAGGGTTTGGTAGCCCTCCATTGCCCCTGGGCCACCGCAGCGGCGCGCTCTCCCTCGCTCCAACGGCGCTCGCAATGCGCGCATTCATACTGCGCCTCTGCGGGCGGCGCCGGCGTCCACTTCACTTGTTCCCAGATGAGAATTTGCATCTCATGACAATGCGGACACGGCACGTAGTAACGGCGCTGATCGCTCGCCTCAAAAGCAATCTCGATTCGCGATGCGCCTTTGGTCCCGGGAGTTGAGCAGATGATGTGCTTGCGGCCCCAAAATGTGGCCGTGCGCCGCATGGCGAGGCCCACGGGATCGCCTTCGGTTCCGGCACTCGGCGGAAATCGATCGATTTCATCGCAGAGCAAAACGCGAATCGGCCTCGAGGCCAAGCTCGCCGGCGAGTTCGCGCCGGTCAGGGTCAGATGGCCGCCAGGAAATTGTTTATGCAAAAGCGTGTTGCCGCCATCGCGCGCGGCCACATCCGCGACTTCGTCCTTGAGCGTCAGCGTGTCGCGGATCATCGGCGCAATGCGATCCTTCGAATACGCTTCGGCCATCTGCAACGTCGGCTGCATGAATAAAATCGGACAGGGTGCGCAGTCGACGAAAAAACCGAGCGCGTTGTTGAGCACCTCGCTTTTCCCGATTTGCGACCCGCTCATGATCACCACGTTCTCGACCAATGGATCGGTGATCACGTCCATCATTTCGCGCTGATACTCCGCGCGGCTCGTGTCCCAGCGCCCAGGCTCCGCACTCGATTCGGAACTTAGGATGCGGTTACGATCCGCCCATTGCGAGATCGTGAGCACCGGTGGCCGTTTAAATCCGGCCTGGGCCGCTGCGATCAGTCCATCATCTGCGATCATTTGTGTTGCTCCTCTTTTGCTGCCTGCTCGGCCAGGCTTCGCGCATCCTGAATGAATTCTCGGGTCTGCAATGAATCGAGCGCCGTGGCAACGGTCGTGGTGAAGTGTGCAAACACTTCCGCGGCCGTCGATAGCGTCACGACGATCGGCGCCGCGCGCTCCGGGATTCCTAAGAGTCGATCGCGAGCTGCCGCGCAGATGCCGCGCACGTTCGCCTGGACGCTCGAGCGCTCCAGGAGCTCGCCGCGGCGCTCCTGTAGGTCCAACTCCGCACGCTCGGCCTGAGCTCGAGCAAGACGTGCCTTCTGTGCATTGAGATTGAGCCCGCCTCCCTCGATCGCGTGATCCAAGCGCCACTGGTACACCTTGGCGGGGTCGAACGTGCCGTCGGCATGACGTGGGCAGCCGGCGTTCGACCAGTGAGCCACCGCGCGCACCGTCACGTTGAAAATGCTGGCGAGCACGTCGCGGGATACATGGCGGAAATTCACCTGTTTTTTGCTGCGCAGAGCTGTCGCTGGCTGTTTCGCTGGTGTTTTTTTCTGCTGCTTTCGTTTCATAAGTTGCTCAAATCGTGGGAAGGAAGCCTAGAAGGCGCTTGAATCTGCCGGATAATCGCGGGCTGCCGACCCGCAGTTGGCGCATCGCGAACCAGGACCCGGCCGATTTCCAAATTGCATGGCCGTGCCTCACGACAGCGCCGTCAACTCGCGCAACATGCTCGCGAGTCTGTCCGCACTCGACTGCAGCACAGCGCGACGCAGCTCACGCGGCTCATCGTGGCTTGCGGCAGCAATAGCGGAGCGAGCACGGCGCAGTTGATCGATGCCGTACGTCAACGCCTGGGCGCGCTTGATGGCGTCGTGATCAGTGGTGGCTGCGGTGTTCACGCTGCGGAATCCGTCGGCGTAAGTTCCTCCGCCGTGAGCTTTCGCAAGTACGTCGGATTCGCCTGGCGCATTTTGAGCGGCATGCGCATGAACGCGACGCACGTGCAGCCCGGCGTAGCGCACGGCCCCCGCAGCGTGAGCACGCCTTCCTCGTCGAGTTCCACGACGGTGTAGCGCAAGCCTTTGCACTTGCCCTCAGTTACGACGACTCGATCGCCAACAGTGAGCGGCTCGAGTTTCACGGCAGCCAGCTCCTCATCCGTTGGTATCACGGGCGGCACGATCACTATGTGCAGATGCTCGCGCCGTGCCTCAATTTCGCGTCCCTGACTAATGCCGTGATCGTCATCGAAATCGGTTTCGCCGACTTCGAGCACAACTTTGTCGCCGGAGGCGCGCACGATCCTGGCCCACGGCCATTCCTCGACGTGGTTGCCTCTGATGCCAATTTTGCAAATCATCTTCGGCCGCAGCAGGTCAGGCAGCGGCGCGTGCCACTCGGGACCGTACTCCGCAGAGTAGTCCTTGGCATCGTCGCGGGTAATCAGTCGAGCGTTAGCGGTCATGGTCGGTTCTCCTCAAAAATAATTCGCAGGGCGGCATACGCCGGCGCGCCGGCCTTCGCCAGCATCTTGCGGCGCCATACTTCGACCGCTGCGTCGCCCTGCCTTAAGGCCTCAATGTATTCGGCCGCGGGGCATTCGATGGTGTATGCCGCCTTGTGAGCTTGTCGGGTCTCGTCGGTGGTCATTGATTCGTTCTCCGTTTTTGGGTGGTAATTCTCAAACAGGCCCCTGCTTGGTCGATTTCCGGCGTTATCGGCGTTATCGGCGTTCGTTTAAGCCAATACCTATAAATACACATAACTCTCAACTGCCAATCTCTGCGCGTTGGGTTGGAGAAACGCCTGAAACGCCTGAAACGCCGGTAACTCGGAATCGCTGACGATGGCTTATGAGGTCAGCTCCAACGTTTTCGAAGCGCAATCCGCCTTCAATTCGCCGCACATATCGAGTGAGGTAACGGCCGAGTCGGCGAGTGTTGATATCGCCGTTGCGTTCACCGGCAACAGCTAGCAATGCGTCTTTCAGTTGAGCATTTTCAGACTGACCTACTTGGTTCGCAGCTGCGACAGCATCGGCAACCGTTGCTGGCGAATTGCCGAAGGTTTCGCGCCAGACGATAAGCAGCGACAAAAGCGCTTCGCGTACCGGGTCGTTCGCGCGCACTTCCGCCTGCGTATCCAACGGATCGGCGGCATTGAGCCACAGCAGCGGCTTGCGCACGAAAGCGTCCCATTGAGT